TCACAGGCAGACCTATAGTATATAACAGCAGAACAGATCTGGGATGGTTTGACGAGGTCATCGAGGCTGGCGCACTGGATAACGCAGACCTGACGGATGTCAGGTTTCTGGTCAACCATGATGTGTCCAAGATCCCTCTGGCAAGGTCCAGAAGGAACAATGGTAATTCGACCATGAAGCTGTCTCCAGATCAGAACGGCATGACCATCGAGGTCAAGCTGGACACAGAGAACAACAGTGAAGCAAGGGCATTGAAGAGTGCTGTCATGCGTGGTGACATCAGTGGGATGTCCTTCATGTTCTCTGTCAACGATGAAGAGTGGGACGATCTTGAGACAGACCATCCTACCAGACGCATCAAAGAGATTGGATCTGTTGTGGAAGTCAGCGCAGTGACATTCCCTGCATATGAGTCCACTGAGATATCTGCCAGAAGCAAAGAGGCACTGGAGAGTGCCAGAATCGCACTGGAGAGTGCGAAGGAGCAGAGGGCAGAGTCACTGGAGAGTGATATCACGTTACTGAAGGAAAAGACAAAGATTTTAGGAGGATTATCATGAGGAAAAAGATCCTTGAAAAAAGACTGGCGAGACTGGGTGCCAAGAAGGACAGCCTCACAAAGAAGGCACTTGAGTCTCAGGACGTTAATGAGATCAGATCGATCAACGACCAGCTGTCAGACATCAATGCTGAGATCGCAGAGACACAGGAAGAGCTGGATGCGATCATCGCAGACGAGGCTGTGCAGGCAAGAGCAAATGTCCCCACACAGGCTGGCACACAGGTCCCTGCGAACGCACAGAGAGTCAATGGCAATGTTGTAGGTACACATCAGTCTGTCGAGGTCACTCAGACCAGACAGGACACTGATCCTTTTGGGACTCTGGAGTATAGACAGGCATTCATGCGCTACGCACAGACCGGCGAAGCGATCCCTGCATCCCTGTATCAGAGGGACAACATGCCCCAGAACACGACTAATCTGGGTGCAACGATCCCTACAACCGTGCTTAACGAATTTATCAACGAGATCCGGCTGGTATATGGCAATCTGTATTCCAAGGTCCGCAAGCTGAACATTCAGGGCGCAGTGAAAGTGCCGATTGCAGAGCTGCAGGCAACTTTCAAATGGATCACTGAGGACACTGTTGCTCCTCGTGAGGATGGTGGTAAGATCAAGGACTTCGTGGAATTCAGCTATAACATGTGTGAGATCCGTGTTGCTCAGACTCTCCTGTCTTCCATCGTCACTCTGGATCTGTTTGAGCGTGAGATCGTCAGAGTCATGATGATCGCATATATGCAGGCAATGGACATTGGTATCGTCAAAGGTACCGGCAATGGTCAGATGCTTGGCATCCTCAACGATCCCAGAGTCATTGCCACAAATAATGTAGTCACCATGACTGCTGCAGAGATCAACAACTGGACGGCATGGCGGAAGAAATTCTTCTCCAAACTGCCTCTTGGTTATCGTGCCGGTGAGTTCATCTTCCCTCTTGCCACTGTAGATGCTTATCTGGAGACAATGGCTGATAACAATAACAATCCCATTTTCAGACAGGCAACTGGTCTGGAAGTCAATGATGGTGACCAGCGCAATCCCAATGGCAGATTCTTCGGCAGGGACATCTCCCTTGTTGAGCCTGACATTATTCCTGACTTTGACAGCGCATCCTCTGGTGATGTCATTGGTATCTTCTGGCAGCCTAACGAGTATGCCATCAATACCAATATGTCATTCGGTATGCGCCGGTGGTTCGATGAAGACCGCAACGAATGGGTGAACAAGATGCTCACCATCGTTGATGGTAAGGTCCTTAATCCCAGAGGCATCTGGCTGATCAAGAAGGCATGAGGATATGATCCCAACATGACAAATAAAGCTGATAACAGCAGGAGGAAGAAAAATGATCAATAACAACAGAATCGTACCGATCACAGCAATCGACCTGCTCACTATGTATGGAGTCATCCTGACTGTGGCTGGTGTGAGCGTGGCAGCTCTGGAGGCTGTCGATGTACTGGGTGATTATGAGCTTGCTGACGCTGGCACATATCTGGCAGACCAGCCGGTCAAGTCCATCGACATCACAGCATCGTCTGCGACCATCTATTTTGTCGCAGGATATGATTACAAAGGCTTTACACTGAGTGGTGCAGCCACCACTCCCACTGGTGACGATGTGGCAGCGGATGGCAGGACACTGTACAAAGCTGTCCTTTCCAGCGGTGCAATCGCCATCACCAAGATCGGATTTTAAGAGACTTTTGACAGGAGGGAGCTGAAATGCTTGAGAAAGTGAAGACAGCACTTGGCATCACTGGAGAGTATCAGGATGCCACTCTGCAGGTCTATCTGGACGAGGTCCTTGCGTACCTTAAGGACGCTGGTGTGCCTGAGACAGTCCTTGCCTCAGACGCAGCCACAGGCATCATCGTGCGTGGTGTGGCAGACCTTTGGAATTATGGGTCAGGAGGTACACAGCTCTCTCTTTATTTCATGCAGAGGGCGATCCAGCTGGCAGTGAGGAGGTCGTAATGGCATACAGACCTAATCTTGAGAATGTCATAGCTTTGATCCTCCTCTCTCCCACATATGAGACTGTGTCTGGTGTGCCTGTAAAGACATATCCAGACACAGGTGATGGTGCCATGATCTTCGGCAGTTTCAAGACGTATGGAGGCACTGAAAGGGACATCAATGGGCAGTATTCCATCGAGGACACTGCTGTCATAGAGACATGGTACAGACCTGATATCAAATCAGACTGCCGTATCTACGTCCCTCATACTGGTGCGACATACGAGGTCTGGAATGAGCCAGAAGACATAAATATGAGGCACCAGTTCATGCGCTTCAAGGTCCGCAGATACAAGGGAGGCGCATGATATGGGAAGGAACACACTGAAGCTGGACACAGAAGGTTTTGACAGGCTGATATCTCATCTGAAAGAGCTGGAAGGAGATGTTCAGACAGCTGTCACAGATGCCTTGGAACAGTCTGGAGAGACCATAACAGAGGATACCCATGACGCACTGGCAAAACCAAACCTTCCTGCAGGTGGCGAATACTCTCAAGGGTATACTGAGCAGTCCGTGGTGGATCCGCAGGTCAAATGGATCGGCGGTACGCTGGCAGAGATGGGTGTAGGTTTTGATTATTCCAAAAAAGGCGCAGGTGGATTCCTGATCTCTGGCACTCCAAGGATGCGACCAGACACAGAGCTTCAGAGGATTTACCGGCGCAAGAAATACATGCGTGACATCCAGCAGGACATGTCCGATGTGGTGGAAGATTACATCGTCAAAGCATTGAGAGGAGGGTGAGAACATGAAGGATGTACTGATATCTCTTTTGCAGACCTTTGGTTATCCTGTCAGATTACAGGGGAGCCTCGCACCAGAAGAAAAGTATCCTGACTCTTTCTTTACCTTCTGGAATGCCGACAGCGAGGATGCCTGTCACTATGACAACAGAGTCAGGGCATGGGTGTGGGACTTCACTGTGTACTTCTATAGTACCAGCCCTGCACTGGTCAACAGTGTGCTTGATGAGGCAAGACAGCTCTTATCTGCAGCAGGCTGGGTGATGTCTGGCAGAGGGTACGATGTGGCAACAGACGAACCTACTCACACAGGCCGTGCCATCGATGTCATGTACAGACAGCGGAGTACCGAGGAATAAGCAAAGAGGACAGGCATCATGCCTGCCAAGAGCAACATATTAACTAAGATTTAAATACGGAGGTAAAATATATGCCTTATCCGAGCAGAACATTACAGGAGATTGTCGAGTATAGAGGAGTCGAGGGACTTGTAGCTGCAGAAATTCTTGTCGATGACAATGAAACCAACACGGCAGGATCAGGAGAAACACCGAATCACGGCTATGTCACTGGTGACGTTTTCGCCATCGCAGGCGTGGCTGAAATCAGCAAGACCACAGACTCTTCCAGCGAATCTCATTATTATGACAACATTCCTGCCATCGTGGTGAGCAGTACGTCTTCTGACGAGATCACCATCAACGCATCTGCCCTGCCTATGGATGTCCTTGCGACCATCACAGGTCAGGTCTACGATGAGACAACCGGCGCACTCATCGAAGGTCCCAGAGATGTCAAGTACTTCGCCATCGGTTACAAGACCAAGAAGACCAATGGTGACGAGGTCTATGTCTGGAGATATAAAGGTACCTTCAATGTGCCTGACCAGACCAATGTCACCGAGGATGATGGCACAGATGCGAACGGTCAGGAGCTGGTCTACACAGGCATCTCCACCACTCACAAATTCACCAAGACCGGCAAGGGTGCCAAGGCACTCAATGTCGATGTGGCAAAAGACCTTGCGGACGTTTCCGCATTCTTCGACACTGTCACCACTCCTGACACACTGACAGCAAAAAACTGACGAAGCCTATAGTGGGTATCGCTGTCGTAGGGACATCCAAACTATAGGCAAAGACACATGCCACACTGCATAAGTGGTGTGGCATGACTTATATGGAGGTAAAAAGCATGACTAATGTTGATGCTCTTAAAGATTTATACGTCACATTGGGCGGTAAAGAGGACGATGTCAAGGACATCACCACCAGTGCCGACATGATCGTGGCACTTAAGACTGTCGTATCTGCTCTTATCCCTACGGTGACTGCAGAGGACAATGGCAAGGTGCTGACTGTTGTTGATGGAAAATGGGAAGCCAGTGACGCTGTCGCAAAGGTCGGCTGATAGGAGGTAATTTATGGCATACGATAAACAGACATGGGAGACCGGTGAGGTCATCAGTGCCGAAAGGCTTAACCACATGGAGGACGGAATCGCTGAAGCAGGCTCTTCATCTGGTGGCGGTCTCACCAACATGGTGAATGGTTCTGCAGCTGGTTCGGTGCGTGGTATCAATACATCATCTGAGGACTATTCCTACACGATGGGCGGTAATGCGTTTGCGGAAGGTCTCGCCACTAAGGCAAGTGGCTCACAGTCCCATGCAGAAGGTCTTGGCAACATCGCAAGTGGTCGACAGTCCCATGCCGAAGGCGCTGGTACGCAGGCAACTGGAGATTCGTCTCACGCAGAAGGTGGTGCAACGCAGGCAACCGGAGTTGCGTCTCACGCAGAAGGTGGTGCAACGCAGGCAACCGGAGAAACGTCTCACGCAGAGGGCAATGGCACGCAGGCGATCGGAAAATCGTCCCATGCAGAGGGCAGTGGAACCATCGCGCGGGGTCACTGTCAGCACACATTAGGTGCCTACAATATCCCACAGGGAAACATAAACCAGCATGATGGTAGTGACTATGTTGTTATCATTGGGAATGGTTCTGATAGCGCACAATCAAATGCCTTTGCTATGAAGTGGGACGGAACTTTTGTCTTTGCGAACGGAACGGAAATCACTCCAGCCCAGTTTGAATCACTGCTGGCACTGCTGAATAACTAAATTAGCACATATCTGACTATGGGGACAGCTCGACAGCTGCGAGTTTCCAGACGTT